TTCCTCCAAATTCGTACCCCCCAAGAATTTACCCGTTATTCCTCCAAATTCGTACCCCCCAAGAATTTACCCGTTATTCCTCCAAATTCGTACCCCCCAAGAATTTACCCGTTATTCCTCCAAATTCTGGGGCTTTTTTTAACCTCCCGTACCGTTCATAGTCTTCCCTACTGTCACACAGACAGCCCGAGGAGGGTGAGACAATGCAACAGAAAACATCGAAGGGCAACCGGAAGGCGCGGATGCTCCGCCTTCCAGCGGTCTTGGACATAGTTGGCATCGGCAAAAGCGCGGTTTACGCCGAAATGTCTGCCGGCCGGTTTCCAAAATCGATTCCAATCGGCCCCGGTGGGAGAGCTCGCGGCTGGATTGATTATGAAATATACGACCACGTCGAAGCGCAGATCGCCAAAGCACGGGGCGCGGCTGCGTGAGGCCTTTTTCATTCTCGGCTTTTCGTGGCATAAGAGGTGAAATACTCCTTGCTAACTGTGGCACCCGGGTAGCGACACCGGCTGACATGGAAAGATTTTTTTGGCGCAGGGCTGAGCCGGAGCTCGACAGGCTGACCATGGAAATGTGCGCTTTTGAGCGCGCCCAAGGCCACCGACTGGAACCATGGCAACTGGATGCTGAGACTAAATCATTCCAGAGATTAAGGGCACAAGCACGTTGAGTGGGACGGCAACATTTTGGGCATGGGACCAGGTAGTGAAGTCGTCCAGCGCGAAGCTGGTGTTACTCTGCCTGGCGAACTGTCTCAACGACTCAACAGGGCAGTGCAATCCCTCAGTCAGGTGCATATCTGGAATGACTGGGCTGGATAAAAAAACGGTACCAGCGGCTCTAGATTTTCTTAAATCCAATGGCTGGATAGGCTTCGAAAGACGCAACGGGGTACCACCAAACTATGAAATACACCTTACCCAAAAACGGGCAAGCACCTTACCCGAAAACGGGCATACCCGAAAACGGGTAAGCACCTTACCCGAAAACGGACCAGAACCTTACCCGAAAACGGGTACCGAACCTAAAAAGGAACCTAAAAAGAAACTAAAAGGGGTGGACTTTTCTGCGAATGAAATTGAACTACCCCCAGAGGTCAACTCAAAAGCCTGGCTGGACTGGTGTGATTACCGGCGAGAACGAAAGCCCGTAATCACCGAAAGAAGTGCAAAACTCACTATTAATTTGCTCGCGGAATACGACAGCGCGACACAACTGGAAATGGTCAATTCATCCATTCGTTCTGGTTGGCAGGGAGTGTTCCCGCCGAGGGGAAATTATCAGCGTGACGACTCAACCCAACTCCAGGAGATTATGCTTTGAACTTCACTGACGATGAATGTAATTACACCGACAAAGACTTGCTCGCATTTCTTGGCCAGCAGGAATCTCAGGATATCCGCTGGGGCAATGAATACGAGGAAGAGTTGCTGGAGCATTTCCGCAACAGCCAGGTGTTGACCGGTGCCAAGCTGCCATGGCCGAAAACACACGAACACCTCAGATTCCGTCCTGGTGAGGTAACTATTCATGGCGGCTCTAACGGCCATTTTAAATCCATGGTAACAGGCCAGATGATGGAATGGTTTGCCCTGGATGGTGAGCCGGTTGGGATTATGAGTTTTGAAATGCCGGTGAAAGATACCCAGAAGCGTATGTGCCAACAGGCAGCCGGAACGCCGCACCCGGCGCCAGGATTTATCAGCCAGTGGGCCAAGTGGAATCATATGAATCTGGCGTATTACGACAAGCTGGACACCACACCGTCGGCCAGGGTTTTGGGCGCAGTGTTTTACATGGCCAAAGACTTGGGGTGCAAGCATATTTTGATCGACTCTCTGACAAAGTGTGGGTTGCCATACGGAGAGCGCGGGGCGGAGAAGAACTTCATAGACGCGCTGTGTGCCACGGCAAAGGCATTTCAGATCCACATCCACTTGGTCGCTCATGTTCGCAAGCCGACCAACAAGGCCAGCGAATATATTCCGGATAAATACGACGTTCGCGGGGCTGGCGAGCTAACGGACCTGGTGCACAACGTTATCATCCACTGGTCCGACAAGAAAAAAGCGAAGATCAAGAAGAAGCTTGATGCTGGCAGGAGGCTTGACCAGAGAGAAACGGATTACCTGATGGACAACCCAGACCAGCGCATGATTGTTGAGAAACAGCGGAACGGCGCATATGAGGGAACCATCGCACTTGAATTTCACCAGTCATTGCAGTTCAACGAGGGCCGTCTGCTGCCATTCGATATGCCCCCCCTGGATGTTAATTAATATGCAACACAAAGAGGCGTGGGGGTGAATGCTGTCCGCAACATTGTATCGATCACAGACGGCCGGCCGGTCACGACGTCCTTGTCGATCGCTGAGGGTGTGGGCAGTGCCCACAAATCAGTTATACAGCTGATCAGGCAAAACAGTAGTGATCTCAGTGAGTTTGGGCCACTCGCATTTGAAATGCGGGTGGTGAATCGCCACCAAGGAGGAGGATCTGCTACGGAGTATGCAATCCTCAACGAGCAACAGTCGACGTTATTGATCACCTACATGCGCAATAACGATGTGGTGCGCGCATTCAAAAAGCACCTGGTGGCGAGTTTCTACCAGGCAAGGGAAAGGGTCCGGGTCCCGCACAATTTCTCTGACTCACTTCGACTTCTCGCTGATGAGCACGACAGGCGACAAGCACTTGACCAGGAGAACAGAGAGCTGTCCAGGCAGCTAACAGCCCAGGCGGACAATGTGGCCTTCCATGATGCCGTTACCGGGGGTGAGGGGTTGTACAGCGTGAAGGAGGCGGCGGCATTGCTAGGCACTGGCCAGAACCGCCTGATGACCACGCTCAGGGATATGAACTGGGTGGACGACTCCAACTGCCCGTACCAGCGAAAATTAGACGCTGGCCTTATGGATCGCAAACTGAGCCAGTACCAACACCCGGAACGTGGTGCACAGAATTCAATCACGCCGATGATCACGGGCAAAGGCCTGGCCAAGCTACAGACAATGTATTCCAAGGGGGGCTCTGGCGATGAAAGAGGCGTTCATTGAAAAGAGCTTTCGCCGGGCAACACTGGCGACAATTGAGCAGGCCAATATCATCATCGATGAGTACCAACTGGCAGGGTTTACCCTCACTCTCCGGCAGCTGTATTACCAATTCGTGGCCCGGGACATGATTCTGAATAGCGACCGCAGTTACAAGAATCTGGGAAAGGTAATCAACGATGGGCGCCTGGCGGGATTAATCGACTGGGAAGCCATCGAAGACAGAACCCGATTCCTGCGATCCAATCCACACTGGGCCACCGGTGCCGCTGTAATCGATTCCTGCGCTCTGCGCTTCCAGCTCGACAAATGGGAAGGCCAGGCCCACTACGTTGAAGTCTGGATTGAGAAGGATGCCCTGATCGGCGTTATCGAGACAATCTGTCAGCGCTTGGATGTGCCGTATTTCGCCTGTCGGGGTTACAGCAGCCAATCAGAGCAGTGGCGAGCCGGGCAACGCCTGCAGGCAGTAATCGACCAAGGCCGAAAACCCATCATCGTACACCTTGGCGACCACGACCCCTCCGGCATCGATATGACCAGGGACAATAAAGATCGCCTGTCTCTGTTCGCCTGGAATGATGTGCAGGTGGACCGGATCGCCCTGAACTGGGACCAGATTGAACAATACAAGCCACCACCCAATTCAGCAAAGTTGTCCGATACCAGAGCCCGCGCCTATGTCGAACAATACGGGGATAAGTCCTGGGAGCTCGACGCGCTTGATCCTCGTGTCATCGAAAGCCTGATCAAAAACAAGGTTGAACAATATCGTGACCCTGCTAAGTGGGCAGTCATGGAAGGCCGTGAACACTCGATCCGGCGAGAGCTGGCCATAGTCCAACAGCAACTTGAACAGAGGGGTATTTGATATGCCTGCCTACGCGTCAAAAACAGATAGGAGAGGTACATGAACAAAGAACCAACTGAAGCCGATCAGGTGGCGGCAGGACTGCGGGGCTTGAATGACGACATACGCCAAATGTTTCTCCACCTGCAAACGTGCTTCTCAGCGATCGCAAAATTGCCCCAGGAGCCTGGCATCATTGATGGCCTCGCAACACTTGGGGCCAACCAGTGCGGTGATTGGTGTGACGAGCTGGATACAGTGCTCGATGATTTGGTCATCCAAGTCAGAGCCATGGAGGCAGACGAATGAGGCTCCCAGCGGCCCTTCGAAGGCGAATTCACCAAGCCAACAGGCGATGTGCATATCTGCACATCAACCAGTGGCTGGACAAGCCTCTTGGCCGGGAACCAGCGGGCGATATAGGTGAATGTCGCAAGATTTTACAAGGGCGAGGTGCCCACATCCAATTGAGGAAATCACCATGACTTACAGAGACGAAGTACGCATGACTTTGGCCAGAAGTGAAGTACGCAGGACTTTGGTCAAAGCGAAGAGGGGGGGAGTAGTCAGAGCTAGTTCAGAGCCCCTTCTTAAACCTACCTTAGCCTCGGCGCTGAAGCGTGTTAATAAGGTGCTGGGGGTGACCGTCAAGAAGGAGGTGGAGGAGGCAGACAAGAAGCGCAGGGCTATTAAATCGCGAAATTCCGTCGTGGTCGATCGCAAGGAATTCGACCCTAAAATGGGGCTGGATGGGGTCGTTAAGCCAGGCACCAAATACCGACCTCGCACCATCGCAGCTGTCGAACAATATCTGGCCAGTGGTCCCCCCTCCACGCAGAAACGGCTGGTCTTCAAACTGCTGGAGTTTCCGTGGCGTACGACTGAAGAACTTGTAGATGGCCCTTCAGTCGTGAGCAAGGGAAATAAGTCTCCGCGTAGTGTTGCGGCTCACCTCCACCCCCTCGACATTATTGATTTTGCGAATAAAAGACTGAGGAGCCATGGCGCAGAAATTGTCAAGGTGCGCACGGCCAAGGGATTCGCGTGGGGCTTTGTTGCGCTAAAGCTCCCGGATGAGCCGGCAGCTCCGGCGGCGGGGGCGAATCGAACCAAGCCCGCAAGCCCATATAGATCTCAACGTTAACAGCAGCAACTGGCTGCAACATTCGCCTGACAACAGGCATTAAACCAATGGGGAATCAAATGAGTAAAAAAACAAACACCGAATGGACTGTCCACATGGAGGCCCTACGATCTGCAAAAGAGGAACTGCAATGGATTGGAAGGCAGCTCACAGACGCAAAAACGGCGCTCGATAACGCCATATATACGGCCGGTCATACAGTAAAGATTATTGCCCCACAGATTGGTCATTACACGCCCAATGATCCACAGGAGGCCCTCGATACCACGATAGCCAAGCTGCTCAAATTTATTAACGAAACGAAAGCGAGCCCAGCACAGATGACCATTGGGCTCCGTGACAAACTGCAGGCTTGGGAAAAGAAATTGGCTGCACTTGAACCATGTGCACAGGCCTGGAAGAGGGCTTTTGAAGACGTTGGGCTCATGGAAGCCTCTAAGGCGGAGGCCGCCGCCACCCTCGAAGACGTGGAGTCCAAGCAACCGAAGCCTACCGAGGCCGCCCTGGATACAGTGACGGCCGAGCGGGACAGGGCCCAAGAAGACGAGAGCAGGCTTGCTATCAAGCTGGAAGAGGCATCGCGAAAGCTGGAATCCCTGCAGGCCAACGGTCCAAACACTCTTCGCATAGATGCCCTGGCAGCAGAGAAGGCTTTGTCTGAAGACGGGAAGGGGCCATCAGATACTGCAATTGCTGCGGCACAAAAAGAGCTGGACATGGAGCAAGCGGAGATTCAGAGCCAAGAGTCCGCTGTTCGTGGCCTCGATGGGCTGCATGCAAAAGCGGCGACCACCCTGGAAGACCTGGAGGCGCTCCGCTGTCACATTGGTGAGGTCGTGCTGGGGATCCGGAACAAGATGTCTGAGGAAAAATTTGTGAAGGCAGTAGCTGCGATGGAAGAGGCGCTGCAAGAACTGGAGCTGGATCGTCGCAAATTGAATGCTGTATTGCCATCAGGGACGGAATACGCCCGACCCCAGGCGAAAATCACACTGCCCTCTCTCTACGCCGTCACGGATTTACCACAGCCCACAACGCGTCTGGCTATTCTGCCGTAACGGGATGCTGAAGAAAAACACCGGTGGCCGTTGGTCACCCGGTGCAAAACGCCGAGAGGCAAAACAATAAACTCAGCACCTGCTGAAGGAGATGAAAATGGGAATAAAATTACTTAAAAGTTTGGAAGGCGGGTCAGGTACCAGGACCGTCGTGGTCGACGGGGTGTCCCATGGTACGACGATGGAGCTGCTTATTCGGGTCAAGGCCACCGGGGGATCCCCAACAGGAACCGCCACGGTCAAGTATGACCTGAACGATGATGGTGATTTCCGTGCGCCAACATGGGGTACCCCTGCCATCCCTCTGGCAGATCCGCATGATTTTGTAATACCAGCAGTTTGCACCAACCTACAAATTGACATGAGCAACGCTGACACGTACAGCGTGGATGTCTACCTGGTTGATGCTGGTGGGCGATGGTAAGTAGGACCACCCATCTGGGCTTCAAGTCCGGCTGGGTTGGTTTGGGAGAATACCGGCGGGCCCTGGTCACTATGTATGAGCTGGTCTGTGGAAAAAACGCGGGTCCTTCCCAGCGAAAATGAATGTCCACGGGGGCGCGGAAGGCGCGGTGCTCGGATAAATTTCGCGGTGACAGGCCCGTCATCACCAGGCCTGCCGTTTTGACCGGGCGGGGCCTTCCATACAAGGCTGGAACGGGAGTGTGGCACATGTCGAAGGGGGTGATCTTGCATGGCGGATATTAGCAATATCAGCGAAGCATACAGCTGGTCGGTTTCTCGATTAGCTGAATGCTTTGGCGTTCATCGCCAAACACTGGCAAAGCGCCTGAAGGATGGCGGCGTTCAGCCCGCCGGCACCCACCGTGGCAACCCGGTTTACGCAATAAGGGATGCGGCGGCGGTCATTCACGCCCCGGCGTCCGGGCCCTCGGCCGTACTTGATCTGGATAATTATCCTGAGTCGCGAAAGGCCTGGTATCAATCGGAAAATGAAAAACTGAAGTTTGAAGTCTCCAAAGGTGAATTGATCACCGACAGCGAGTATGCCCGGGCTTTGGCGTTCCTGATAAAAAGCTTTACCGCAGCACTTGATTCGCTGCCTGATCAGCTGGAGCGTGATGCCGGGCTGGAGCCCGAGGCAATAGTCATCGCCCAGGCGGTCTGCGATGGCGCCAGGGAAAGCACGTACCAGTCAGTGATCAGGTACACGGAGGCCCCCGATGAGGACGACGATTAGACAAGCGGATCCCGTGAAAACGCTCCACGACGTTGCTGTTTTGCTGCGGCCACCACGTCGCGTGAAGGTCAGCCAATCCGTTTCCGAGTCAATGTATGTGGTGCACGGCAATGGCACCAAGACATTGTGGAGCCCCGACAAAACGCCGTACATGACAGAGCCGATGGACTGCATGGGCTCCAGGCTCTATGACACGGTGGCTTTTGTGGGGCCATCGCGATCCGGTAAGACCCTGGCGCTTGTCGATGGCTTCCTGTGCTACAAAATTATCAATGATCCGGGTGATGGGCTGATCACGCAGATTTCTGAAGAAAAGGCCCGGGAGTATTCCAAAAAGCGCCTGGACCGGATGTTTAGTGCCTCACCGGAATTGGTAGAACACCTCAGCCCCAGGCGGCACGACAACAATGTGCATGACAAGATATTCAAAGCGGGCAATTACCTGGCCATTAAGTGGCCGTCGAAAAACGTATTTGCAAGCTCTGATTTCCAGTTTGTCCTGCTGACCGACTATGACCGGATGTCCACTGATATCGGGGGTGAGGGTTCGGCCTTTGTGCTGGGCAGTAAGCGCACCCAGACATTCGGATCCACCGGTATGACAATGGCCGAGTCATCGCCAGGGCGACCGGTGCTGGACAGCGACTGGCGCAACCCGGCCGATGAGCCACACAGGGCTCCGCCCACCACCGGCATTCTGGATCTGTACAACCAGGGTGATCGACGCCGGCTCTACTGGCAGTGCCCGGAAAAGGCGTGTCGCCAGTGGTTCCAGCCTGTCATGGAAAACTTTAATTTGGATAGCGCCAGGGCATTTTGCCCGCACTGCGCTGTTGAAGTGGCTCCCCGGCAGAAGAAGGCCTTGAACCTGGGGGCCCGGTGGGTGCCTGAAGGATTTGAAATAGACACTGAGGGAAATATTCACGGGGACCGGCGCCAGACCAGAATTGCTTCATTCTGGATGGAGGGCCCGGCCGTTGCCTACCAAACCTGGCCCGACTTGGCTGGTAATCTGCGGGGCGCTGAAAGAACGTTCGAAGAAACCGGCAACCAGGAAGACCTGAAGGCGATCACTAATACGGACTGGGGGCGGCCCTATCTCAACAAAGTCACCGCAAAAGAGCGCAACAGCTTGCAACTCATGGACAGGGCTGAACAGGTAACGCGGCGAACGGTACCGGAAGGGGTGCGATTCCTGGTGGCCACGGTGGACGTGCAGGGCGGCAAAGACAGAAGGTTTGTGGTCCAGGTCCACGGGTGGGGCCCAGGCAAGGAGTTGTGGATCGTTGATCGCTTCAACATCTCTGAAGATAAGGGGCCTGATAACGACCAGGAACCCCGGCAAATCAGCCCGGCCACACACCCTGAAGACTGGGATCTACTGACCAGGGACGTGCTGAAAAGAACATACAGGCTGGCTGATGACTCGGGGTATCGCATGCCTATTGCTGCCATGGGGGTGGATACTGGTGGTGAGGGGCGCGGTGAGGAGTCTGTCACGTCTCAGGCCTATGACTGGTACCGGCGACTGAAGCGGCTGGGGCTGCAAGGCCGTGTCTACCTGCTGAAAGGTGGAAGCTCAAAAACGACCAACCGCGTTAGAAAAACCTACCCTGACAACACTGGCCGAAAGTCCCGCAACGCCAAAGCCCGGGGAGACGTTCCCCTGTGCATCCTGGGAACCGATCTGCTGAAGGATGCCGTGGCAGTCATGATGGACCGCGAAGATACTGGGGCGGGTTATATGCACGTACCGGACTGGCTGGGCCGGTGGTGGTTCGATGAAATGACTTATGAGGTGCGAGATCCAGCTACCGGGAAGTGGAGTAAACCAGGGAAACAGCCCAACGAGGCCTTTGATTTGGTTTGCTACAGTTTGGCTGTGTTCATTCTGATGGGTGGTGAAAAGATCAACTGGGACGTGCCACCGCCCTGGGCCCAGGAGTGGAGTAAAAATGTACTGCTATTTAATGGGGAGGGAGGTCGAACAGATGCCCCCACCAGGAGCGCTCCCCAGCGCCGGCGCCGGCGCGTGGTTAAGTCAAACCTCTAACCAGGTGGGATAGGTATCGATAATGATTTACCGGATTACTTAGTGAGTGCCGGGGCTAGAACCAGCCAAAAAACCGCTAAGAGCCAGCGGCACCGCATTCATCGGGTTTCCTTGGGACTGGTGCGCGGCTGGCACCTCTTCAGGGACTGCGGCAAGTTTCTGCCAGTCTGAAGATTGGCGCTTAGTTGCTCCCATTTCATCAAGCGTTTTTGGACTGGTAACATCACGTGACCTGTCCATTTTTCCGGTGTGCTGATTACCTGGCGAGGAATCTGCTTTCTCCGTTTGCGCAAGTAGCTCTCCGCACTCGCGCTCCGCCCTGATCCTTGCTCTGGCCGTGTCCCACTCAAGTTCCATGTCATTGGTGAGGCCCATTTCTGAGAGGGTTTTTGGTTTCTCCGTGGTCGTATCATTCGACTGCGGGAGTCTCCACTATTCGGATAATTGCTCCGCATTGTCGGGAGTAATTTCCTTTAGCCCTGTTTTACCGCGCTCTAGCTGACCGAGCACCTCTCCGCATTAACGGGAGAGGTTTTGTCAGAAATTCCAGCTGAATTCTTTGCTTGCTTATATTCATAATCACTTTCGACAGGGGCCGAAGGTGATTTTCTTGCTCTGGCACTGCGGCCAGTTTTTGGTAGTTGGATGATTGCTGTGTGGATATACCAGATCGATCAAGGGCATCCGCATATTCTGATTTCTGCTCCTCCGCACCATCGGGAGTAGCAGCAGTGTGCTGGTTTGCCTTCCCCCGCTCCATGTCAGATAACAACTCTCCACACTTACGCTCAGCCCTTACCCTGGCCCTGGCGGCGTCCCACTCAAGCTCCATGTCTTTGATGATGCCCATTTCTGAGAGGATTTTTGGTTCGGTGGTAGTTTCTTGCGACCGCCGATATTCACCATTTGAGCCCTTTCCGTTGAGTCGTTGCCCCTTCACCTTCTCCGGAGCCATCAGCAGCTCCATGTTGCTGACCGGCATATGCTTCAAACAACCGGTGAAGTAGGATAGGGGGGTTTGTTGTCGCAGGTGTGTACAGTGGTGCGAAAGTGGCTTTTTGATATGCACTGTAAATCAGTAAAAACCCATATAAAACAAGATAGATAGCAAGTGTATATATGGGAGACTTAAAATCTCCCGATCGGAAGATCATGCGGGTTCAAGTCCCGCACCGGGCACCATTAAAAGGCTTATATTCAAGTATATTTTTACTTTTCTGAAGCCGCCACTCTCCTCTATATTTT